CTTCTTACAGGAGACACCCTCGGGGAGAGGGATGCTGTAATGCTACCATAAGAACCCTTGTTTATGCAAGAGGTGTATGTTATAATTTTTTTACATGGATACAAATAAACCCTTGACAGGAAGACAGGAACTCTTCTGTCAGGAATACATCAAAGATCTAAATTCAAAGGCTGCGGCTAAACGGGCAGGCTACTCTGATAAAGTAGCTGATGCAAAGTCCTATCAGTTCTTGAGAATGGAACGTATTAAGAATAGAATCTCAGAACTTAAACAGGAATCAATGCGTAGATTACAGCTTGATGCAGATGATATATTGAGAAGGTTAGTACGTATCGCAGATCAGACAGAACAGACAGGTGACTATAATGCTGCTATTAGAAGTTTAGAATTATTAGGAAAACACAAAGCGTTGTGGACTGATAAGACTATAAATGAAACAACTTTAGTAAATGCATTTGCATCTGGTAATTCTGAAGAAGATATACAGCGAGATGTAGAACGCTTAAAAAGAATAGCTACACCTAAACTAAAAGTCATAGCAGGAGACAAGAAATGATTTTAACACCTAAGCTCGAGCCGTACGCAGGACAAACGAATATAGATATTTATTCACAGATAGTTTTGTGGGGCGGAGTTGCATACATCAGAAGATAGAGACGCAGCCACAAGGCTAGCAGTTAAGCAAGCGCGCGAAGATTTACTAGCATTTGTAATGCTGATGAATCCTAGTTTTAATGTAGGACCGCATCATCGTTTACTTTGTGACCAGCTCATGCAGTTGGAACAAGGAGAAACTGATAGACTTATGGTCTTTGTTTCTCCGCGTTCTTCTAAGTCACTAATCACATCAACATATTTCCCCGCTTGGGCGCTGGGTCGTAATCCTTATTGGCAAGAAATAGCAGTATCTCACTCAGACGATCTAGCAACTAAGTTTGGTAGAGCTATTCGTGATATAATAAATACCACGGCATACAATACAATCTTCCCAAAAGTAAAAATTCGAAAAGATAATAGAGCTGCAAACTCCTGGGCGCTAGAAGAAGGGGGCAAACAAGCTGGAAGTTTCCTAGCAGCTGGTTCTGGATCTGGTATTGCAGGTTTTGGTGCGCACTTAGCTATCATTGATGACCCTATATCAGAGCAAGATGCGTTTTCAAAGACTAGAAGAGAGCAATTAAACGAGTGGTATTCCTCTGGTTTGCGTACAAGACTCATGCCAGGAGGAAAAGTTGTGCTAGTTATGACAAGATGGCACGAAAATGACTTAGCTGGTCACCTTTTAAAGCAACAAGAAGCGTCACCACTAGCAGATAAGTGGTCTGTTGTGCGAATACCTGCAATAAATACTGCAGAATCTGCAAAACAATTAGAAAAAGCTAGAAACTTTTTGATAGATCAAGGGTATTTACAGGAATCTTACCCCAAACCTAAGTTAGGTCACTCTTTTTGGGAGGCACCTGACCGTGAAAATGGTTTTTGCTGGGCAACAGAGGACATAATACGTACAAAAAACAATACACCTGCTTTTAAATTTGATGCATTGTACTTACAAAACCCATCATCGGAGACTGGGGGCATAATACAGGTAGATTATTGGCAAGATTGGTCTAGTGAAGACCCTCCTCAGTGTGATTTTATAATACAATCGTGGGATACTGCGTTTTCTACTAGAACAACAGCAGATTATTCTGTAGTTACTACGTGGGGTATATTTAAAAAAGATGAACTTAGTTTAGCTAACATGGTTTTACTGGGTATGGAGAAAGGTCGCTGGGATTTTCCTACACTCAGACAGAAAGCCGTAGATAAATTTATAAAACACAAGCCAGATTCTGTGGTTATTGAGAAGAAAGCTTCTGGTCAATCATTAATTCAAGATTTAAGATTAGCAGGTTTACCAATTCAAGAGTATCAACCTGATAGAGACAAAGTAGCTAGAGCATATGCAGTAAGTTCTTTGTTTCACAACTCTAGAATCTTTGCTCCTTTATTAAAAAACTGGGCAAAAGAAACTGTAGAAGAGTGTAGACAGTTTCCATCAGGACCCCATGACGATATTGTGGACTCTGTTACACAAGCAATATTATACGTTAGAAATGGTGGTTACTTAGAACACAGTGATAATTCATGGCTTGACTTAGATGAGTCAGCAGTGTATAATAGAAAACGCAGACGTTATTATTAAGGATTGATACATGGCAGTAGAAAAACAAATTGATATTACAGAGGGAGATAACCTATCTCTTTTTGAAGATTTACCAGAACAAGCAACAGAAGTAACAGAAACACCTGATGGGGGTGCTGAAGTTACAATAGAAAACAAAGCGTTAATGGAAGAAGCAGACGCTATGGGTTTATTTGATGATAATGAAACAGATCCAGAAGCAATGCAGCATGATGCTAATCTTGTAAAATTTATAGATGAAAAAGAATTAGGATCTATTGCAAGTGAGTTACAAGATTCTTTTGAAAGAGATAAACAATCAAGAGATGAATATGATTCTATTGCAGAAGAAGGAATAGAATTATTAGGATTCAAAGCAGAAGATAGTGACGAACCTTTTCCAGGAGCTTGCGCATCTTCACATCCAGTATTATCACAAGCAGTCGTAAAGTTTCAAGCAAAAGCTTATAAAGAATTATTTCCTACAGAAGGACCAGTACGCACTCGTATAGTTGGTTTACAAACACAACAAAAAATGGAGCAGGCTAATCGTGTGCGCCACTTTATGAATTATCAAACACAAATTCAAATGCCAGAGTATGGTCCTGAATTAGATCGTTTATTATTTTACGTAGCGTTATACGGTTCTGCTTTTAAAAAAACATATTGGGATGTTAATTTAGGTAGACCAAGAACTGAATATATTAAAGCACAAGATTTTTATATAGACTATTATGCATCTGATTTAGAAAACGCTGAAAGATTTACTCACAAGTATTCAATGTCTATGAATGAAATTAAAAAATTTCAAATGGCTGGAACATTTGCAGACATAGATGTTAATTCAAGTCAGATAGATGAAACATCAGCAGAATCTTCATCTGATGAAATACTAGGTGTTACAAAACCTTACGGTGATACAGATCGTGTAGAAATTTTAGAGATGCATGTTAACTTAGACTTACCAGGATTTGAAGATCCTAATGGTTTAAAACTTCCATATGTAGTGCACATGACTGATGAAGGAAAAATTTTAGCAGTTAGAAGAAACTGGAATGCTGAAGACATGAAAAAAGAAAAGAAAATGTACTTCACACATTACTACATGATTCCTGGTTTAGGTTTTTATGGTTATGGTTATCTGCATTTAATTGGTGGATTAACTAAAACAGCAACTTCATCAATGAGACAATTAATAGATGCTGGAACATTTTCAAATTTACCTGGTGGTTTTAAAGCTCATGGACTTAGAGTATTAGCACCAGATGAACCTATTGCTCCTGGTGAATGGAGAGAGGTTAATAGTCCTGCAGGTGATTTAGGTAAATCATTACAACCTTTACCATTTAAAGAACCTTCAGGAACTTTATTTAATTTAATGCAGTATGTCGTAAATGCTGCTAAAGAGTTTGCTGACTCGACCGACAATATAGTAGACCAAGCTTCAAACTATGGTCCAGTCGGTACAACTATGGCTCTGCTTGAGCAGAGTTCTAAGTTGTTCAGCGCTGTGCACAAGCGTCTGCATAACGCTCAATCCAAAGACCTGCGAATCTTAGCGAGACTAGATTTTGAGTATCTTCCTGATCTGTACCCGTATGAAGTCGCAGGTGGTGCACAGCAAGTTTTTAGAAATGATTTTAATTTAAAATCAATTGATGTCTTGCCAGTATCAGATCCTAATATGCCAACTGAAGCACATAGGATTGCTAAGATAAATGCTATTATGCAAATAGCTCAACAAAATCCACAAGCATATAACATGGAACAAATTGGTATGGAACTATTTGCAGCTATGGGTATTGACGAACCACAAAGATATTTAAAACAAAGCATGCAACCTATAACAGCTGACCCTGTTACTGAAAATATGGCAGCTATGAAGGGGGCACCTTTAGCGCCAAGACAAGATCAAAACCATGATGCGCACATTGTAGCGCATGCTGCTATGCTTAATAACGTAGCATATAAAGAAATCTC